CCCAGTCGGGTAGTTGACCGCGATCCCTGACTGAGTTACCGGCGTTGGCACGAGACGACCAACCTTCTTCTTGCACCTGTCGCACTTGAGATCTACGACCCATTTGACTTTCTTGCTCCTTTGTGCTGACGCTGCCATTCCTCGAGTAAGTGCGTGCTGAGATCCAGATCCTGCTGTCTTTCGCAGGAAGGCTCGAAGATCCTCGGCCTCAAGGACCGGTCTGACCTTCTTGCACGGGCACTCCATTCGAGTAGGCTTACAGTATACAACTCCGTGTGTATCTGTGTGCCGACTTACCGGATGACCGCATACGCACACATCCTTGCTCTTCATTCCTGCCGAGCGGAGTAGAGCCGCGTCGCCCTCGATCGCCTCATCGAGCGTCATGCCGATCGCCTCGAGTGCGTCTTCGACACTTACAAGTTCGTCACCTTCTTCAGACATTTGTACGCAACTTTCATCTGTCACTTTTTTCGCTGTTTCGCTCATGCCCGTAACTATACCAGGAGACTCTGAATAAAGTTTGCAACTATGTCTGAATCTTTTGTAACTCTGTAACTGAACTATTTCTGGCGTTATGTCATACGCACACGTATACGCGTATACCAGAAATAGTTCAGTATTAGAGTTTCAAATTATAGTTTATTCAGACTTACTTAGACACTTTGATGTGAGCTCACACTCATTTGCTCTAAGTACATGAGCGACACCCCGAAGCTCATCACAGAGATCTCTCACACAAGATTTTTCCGGATCTCTCACTTCTCTCTCGTCTTCTCACTTTTCTTCACTCATAACGGCGCTCAAAAGAGCTCATCCAGAGCCGCTTTTTCAAGAAATAGTACTTTATAAGTCCCCCGTTTCAGAGCTCTTCCGGAGCTCTTCCGGAGCTCTTTTCACTTGGTTACCCGCCGGTAACTTGCATAAGTAACCGCTCGGTAACTTATTCTAGAGATAATTGATCAAGCGGTCAATTATCTAATTGATCTAATTTTTACTATTGTTTCCTCTGCTCTCGAAGAGCACAAGAAGAGCACAAGAAGAGCGAAAGAGAATAGCGAGAAGTTTTTACTGTCATCTTCTTTCACGTTCTTTCGCGCTTGCTCTACAGTTTTTTGGCCATCTCGTTCGCGTTCTCAATGTAAGATGTTGCGCATGGCATCTGCGTTTCTTGACGACGACTCTCACAGAAGACTTGTCAGGCGCATCACTGCCTGCACGCACACTCTGTACTCTGTAGCCGAGGAGATCGAGGCCATTGACTCAATTGCCTCAAACAAGGTCTTTATGGCGAACGGGGTCGACTATGTCTCAGCCGACCAGCGAGCAGATCTAGTGATCGCGGTCGAGAACTTGATTGACATCGCGTCTTTTCTTACAGACCACACGCGTGACATGGCCTGGAAGCACAGTCCGTCTCCAGTGCCCGATACTCAAGAAGACGATAACTTTTAGAAGGAAGTAGATGTTCAACCGCGCGAGGCGCGGGGGAGAGCGTTCAGGGCGGCACAAATTTAGAAAGAAGATCTCGAGAGGCGGAAGCTGGGCCATTCTTCCAGCAGCACTTCTGGGGATCTTCTCGGGCGTAGTTCCACCGTCTACTACAGCCAGAGCTTCTGGTGACGGCAAGGTTGTCTTTGCCTATCAGCAGGGCACGATTTCACAAGACGTAGATGTGTCGTCCGTCATCGCGGGCGGAAGCACTCTTACGGCAACCGTCTCCGCGGCGGAGGTTCAGGACTGGAAAGCATCTTCAGACACACTCGCTGTCGGCATCGAGCTTCTTGGCGACGGCGGCGGCGTGATCTACTCGCACAGCACCGGCTTCATCACTCTTACCGACGGCGGAGTGTTCAACGACTATTCTATTAGCGTCACGGCCGAGGGCGTTGGTGCTGGCTGGAACAGTGCTGTCACCGCTCGTATCTTTATCATCGGGCGCGACGGCGAGTTCTGGGCAGGCAACTATGGCACTCAAATCGAGTCAGCATCCCTAACACTCGACGGTACGGAGCTTCTATCTAATGGTGAGTTCGCGTCGACAGCAGACTGGACATCTTCACTTGGCTGGCAGACTTGCTCTGGCAACTCGGGATACCAGCCCTGTGTTGGAACTTCGTCGGCGGTCGAGATCAACAATCCCACCACGACTACAACAACAACCACAGCCACCACAACCGCCACACCCACAACCACAACCACAACCACAACCACCACTGTTCCTGACGCAGGTGCTGGAACAGAAACAACAGAGCAATTTGAGGGACCCGGTCCAACAACGGCGGATCTTACCGTCACCGTCAACGGCAGTGCGCTTACGACAAGCAACCAGTCTGGCTGGTACTACGCAAACATGGGCGGCGGTTACGGCACATCTGGGTTTGCGGTCTACGCTGGAAATCCGACTGCGGCAGCACTGTTCACTCTTCCGTCATCGCTCAGTCCGCGAAGCTTTTACTTCCGCGTCGGTGCTAAGAACGGTGACGCAACAGGCACGGTAACTTACTCCGACAGCACAACAGCGTCATTTACAATCGGCAACTCTGTGCTTACGGCCGGTTGCACAACATGTCAGGCTCCTGGCTACTACAAAGAGATCTACTTCAATGGCAATGGCAAGATCATCACGAGCTTTTCACTTCCAGCCGAGGGCGACATCTACTTCGTCGACATGCTTCGCATCAGCGACGCTACGGCGGTAGCGAGCGTTGTCGACCCCAACCCATCTTTGACTACAACTACAACCACCTCGTCGACGACAACCACCACGACCACGACCACTGTTCCTTCGTACCTAGGAACGCCTACCGGTCTGACGGCTACTCTTGAAGAAACTGGAGTGCGCCTGTCGTGGGACGCCGCGACCGACAACACCGGCGTTTCGCCAGAACGCTACGCGATCTCTTTTTCAGCAGGTGGACCTGGGTGGGGCGTAGCGACAGGCAACGTAGGTGACTCAAACGCGCTGAATACTCAAATACTGTTAGACTACTCCTTGTTCTCGGGAACAGGCGGAATGGATGTTGAGTACTCGTTTAGGGTCAGAGCCGACAACGATACGTCTGGTGTCTATTCTCAGTTCACAGCACCGGTAGTTCTTTTAGTGTCACAGTCTCCTGCTACAACTACTACTACAACAACTACAACTACTACAACTACAACAACAACAACAACAGTTCCGCCACAGACTCAGCCTGGAACTACTACGACTGCTCCTCCTGTCGTGGAGACGACGCTTCCAACGCTTCCCCCGACAACGACTGTTCCTGAGACAACAGAGACTGTGCCTTCCGCTGAGCCTGATGACGAGCCTGAGCCCGAAGCTGAGCCTGAAGATACGACTCCATCGACTCTGCCTCCTGACGAAACGCCTGATCCTGTTGATGAGCCACAAGATCCTGAGGATCCGCAAACAGATCCGACCCCTCCTGCTGATGAGCAAGAAGAAACGCAACAAGAAGAATCGCAAACAGAATCACAAGACCCAGACCAAACGATAGAAGAAGAAACAGAACCGTTGTCACAAGAAGAAATCGTAACCGCTATCGCTGAGATCGAGTCAGACGAAGAAGTGGCGGCTATCATTGAGACAATCGAGACAGCGGAAGATCTCGAGGCCGCGATCGACGCAATTCTTGAGAACGTCGAAGAAGATGAACCCATCACCGCCGCTGTCGCGGTCGCATTGATCACAAGCGGTGCGTTTGAAGAGATCTCTGCCGATGCGGCAGCCGAGGTGTTTGCCAACATTGAACCTGACACGTTCACAGAAGAGCAGAAGTCAGAGCTGTCTGCCGTTCTTACCGAGGCTCCAGACGAGATCAAGGAAGCGTTCGAAGAAGAGATCAACATCTACGAAGAAGGCTTTGACGATTACGTTCCGACTGGATCCAACATTGACGTAGGTGCGCGTCGTTCGCTGATCGCCGCCACGACCACTCTTTCTACGATGGCAGCAGGTGCTGCGGCAGCAGGTGCTGCATCGGCACCACGCACATCTGGAGGCCCCCAGAGCGGCTCAAGTTCGTCACCAGGCGGATCAGCCTCTGGCACGAATGACGCCGCCAGGCGTGAGGAGGAAGAGGAGGCTGGTGGAGAAATCGCCGGCCCGGACGATGACGATGACGAAGAATACACAAGGAACAGCATCTACACATACAACCCCGACAACACAAGGAGATTCAGCCCTATGGGATTCATGAAAAAGTTTGCCAAGGAAACGGCAGGCCTAGCATTTACCCTGGCGGGAAGCGTCGTCGTGTTCGTGACACTGTCGGGAGAAACCCAGAGAATCGCGATCATCGCGACTGCGGTTGCTCTCATAGTTCACTACGTAAACGCGATGCTTACCAACGACCAGGAGTAATAGATCTACTATCCTCCCCGATGTGTTTTTTCGACCTTCTTGTTGTTATAATCATTTTGTGACCTCACGGATCACGACAAGGAGAAACAAACAACATGGCTAAGAAGAACTACGAGCTTACCGAGAGGTACGCGGAGAAGATCAAACCGATCCTTCCGCTTGCCAAGAAAGCGTACGGCTCGCGAAACCAAGAAACGCCAGCGCATAAAGCCAGTCGCAAGTACACGGCGCTTCTAAACGAGTACGTCGAGAAGGGTGGAAGCCTTATCGCTCTGTCACGAGAGCTGGACGTCGCATACTCTGGTATGCGTCGCCGAGTCTTCACATCCAAGCAGCCGCCGGTTACATCCGTCCGCGGCACGACTGCTCGCCCTAAGAAGTCAAAGGAAGAAGTCGAAGCGGCCATTTCACGAGTCAAGAAGGCTCGCGAGAAGGGTACTGCTGCCTATCACGAACAGCTTGCAAAAGAATACGCAAGCGGCGTGTCGTTGAATGTCATTGCTCGCGGGCTTGGCATTACAAACGCATCGCCTCTGTACTACGGAGTTCAGCGTCACACGGCTGTCGCTGGTCTAGCGTGACTCGGGCCAGTTCTACTAACGACGCAGAGAACTTCGAATCTAAGTACTACGGAGAAGTCGAGCTCGGCGAAATCCCGGTCGAAGAAACCCTAGACTTGTTTGCTGACACGATGCGAGACCACGGGGAAACCGTCAGCGTCATCGTTCATGAGAACTTGCTTAGGGACGCTTCGGCCGAGATTCGTCGGCTCCGAAGAATCTGCGAAGAGCGCAAAGCTGAAATCCAGGCTTTACAAAGTGTGATTATCACGTTACAGTAACTCAACTATGGGTAAGATGATCCGCCGGCCTGTGCACCTAGAGAAACCCTCACTTGGACAGGTTGTCTACGAATGGGTACCAATAGAGGAGGCAGCGATGATTGATCGCCAAGCGATGAAAGATGTCGTCAATGCGATCTATCGCGCTGAATGGGATTTGTGCACGGACTGCGCGGCCAAAGAGAATCCAGAGCCATTGCTCTGCGATAATTGCAAGGAGAAAGACAAATGACGATTCCTGACTACACAACGATTTACAGAAGAGTCTTCAACGCGCTTGCCGATGACGTACAGGACCGGGGCGTACCGTTTGAAGAAATCCACAAGGCTGCTCAAGGAATCACAAGCTCGCTTTGGTCGATGTACACAATTATTGAAGAAGACAAGTTGCCAGAGGTTGGCAACGCCGTAATTGATTCTGTTTTAGAGCTGTTTCAGTAGCTCTTTTTCTCGAGCTCGTCTTCGTTTATTTTCTTCAATTTTTCTAACTCTGCGTCTAATCAGAACGTCGGAAAGATGACCTGCTAAGAATCTTTCGGTTTCGTTTTCGCTACCCCAGATCCCGTACTCGCCGTTTCTTCGTCCGTATTCTTTGCACTCTGCGGATACTGGGCAAACTGCGCATAGCGCTCTTGCCGCCGCCTCGCGTTTTGAGCGAGCTAGTTTTGTTTCCTGCCCGTCTTCGTAGAACAGATGAGTCTGACCCTTGCACTGAGCTTGCTTCATCCACTCCGTGTTCGGGTCTACGATTCTTAGATTCTTTGTCTTTGCCGTCTTCATGACATTTCCATTTTACCTTGGAAATGCTGTCAAACACAAGATCAAGATACTTCATTGAGTAGATCATTCAACCGCCAGTTCAACCTCAATTGACAACAGCAATCTCAAGTCTAACAGAAGATCGCAAAGTTCCTGCCCCGATACGAGATCTCGCTGGCTATACTCGTTCAACGACTGGTCGATTAGCTCGACAGCAATGTCGTGCGTGGCTACGATAAGTGCGCTCATGCGTCTATGTAGATTTTACTACTAGCAGCAAGCACAAACACAGTTATCGTTATGACCTCTTCTAGCTTTCTTGCCTGCGGCGTATCCAGCAAACACTCCGACTACAGCTACTACGACCATAATCAACTCATTCAGCACTTTCGTCCTCCTCGTCTGCTTGCTTATTTCTACCTGTAGAGATCATAAGTCCTGCCAGCGTTCCCGTGATGAACGTCGCAACGGACGACAAGACTCCAAAGAACATCTTGTCATTTTCTGCCTGCACGCCAATTGGCTGTGTTACGAACACCAAAGCGTAGAGGACTCCGACCGAGGTGATTGTTAGAACGCCAGCAAGTACGCAGCCGACGACGAACTTCAACCGAGCGTCGAGATCTTCTGGGGACATTCTGGTTTTGTTTTTCATGGCTGAACACCGTCCTCTGTTTCTGTGTTTTCTGGTAAGTCTTGTGGCGGGTTCTCTGGGTCAAAGCCGATCAATGTCTCCGTGCACATTCCGTCGACCAGGCACAGAGGAGGGTTACAGTAGTCCTCTTCCCAGTTTTCGGGGTCTTGACATTCGTAGCGATAGTGGCCATCATAGCCACATCCAGCTACAGCGACAACAAGTCCCGCTACAGCGATGACTCGACGAATCACGACTGCTGCTCGGCCTCGTAGACGCCCTCAGCAAGTGTAGAAACGTTTTCGCCGTTTGGCGTTGACGAGTACGTTCCGTTCTGAACCTTGGCAAACACGGCGTTGATTTCTTCAGCATCAAGCTTTCCGTCGTTCAAGAAGGCGCGACTTAGTCCTTCGACGACAGACGCAACGCCTCCAATGCCCGCCATGAAGATCGACTGAATAATTGGCACACCCGCGATAGTGCCTGCGCCGATGACGCCCAGTCCTGTTGCCAGGAATGTTGCAATGATCCTGAGCAGGATGTTCTTGATCTGTTCCACTGAAAGCTCCCTCTATAGAGCCCTCTCCCTGGATACATCCTAATCCTGTTTCTTACCGCCCTTATTTTTGGCAGGTTCCATTGCCTCGTTGCATTTGGGGCAACTGACGCTTGCCTTACTCTGGGTTACCCAGTAGTTTCCATCATTGAGACCACACGGGGTCAAGTAGTAGTTCATTCCCCAACCGCCGATAGAGAAGTGGACAAACTGCCCGTCAATCACGACTTGGCGTTCTCCTTGACAAACTTGATCTCGCAGGCATCGGTTGTGCAGTAGCTTTCGCCGATCGCATCAGCAGCAAGTCCAGCATAGATTCCACTGAGGTCAATAGGCATCAAGTTGCTTGACGCCGTGTTGTACTCTTCCTCGGTGATCTGCGTGTATGGCATCTGCGGGTAGGTCATGCTTCCACTCGGCAAGAACGACACCGTCTTGAGACGGCCGTCGTACATGTGAAGAACAGTTCCGATGTGCTTGGCCTCTGTCTCTGGATCGAACGAGATTGTCACCGACACAGAATTGTCCGACCAGTGGTGCTGAGCGGTACCGGCCAGCGACATCTTTTCAAAGATCGTCACGTCTCGCTCGGCGCGCTTGGCGTGTGACATAATCGGGAAAAACACCACCGACGTCGTGTCAGGAGACTCAGATGCTGGCTCTACTCGATAGTTCGCCATCTTGAACAGCGCGAGCATCGGGTCTTCGTTTGAGAATCTGATCGCTCTGAGGAAGTACTTTCCACCTGGTGTCCAGTGAACTCCTGGCGACTCGCCAGCAAGAATTGACACTGTACCTGAAGGCTTGACTGTCGTCATCTTGATCGACTCGCGAATGCCTAACCACTCTGAGTAGGTTACGTCGTAGCCTTTGATTGTCTCGTAGCCTGCGTCCATCCAGTCCCTGAGAACTGGAAGTCCGTGAGTGTCTGCAAAGTTAGCAACGCCTGACATCGAGGCGCCGATGCGTCGGTTCCTCTGCATAATCGCGTTTGTTTCTTCCCAGTGCGTAGGAAGCAGTGTCACCGTCTTGGCATACAGATACGCGTACTTCAGCGTCTTTCTATAGTCCTCGAGGTTTTCATGACGGTTGAGGTATGTCTCAACAAGTGTGCAGCATTCGTACGACTCAAGCGACTGTTCAGCACATGGGTTGTATCCGGCAACGCGGTGATCTTTGTTGTTTGGCTTGTCGCCTAGTCTGCCAAACTTCCTCGTAACATCCATCCAAATGACGCCAGGCTCACCATTGAGCGCGATGCCTTCGATGATTGGAGTGAGATCTTGACCGACACGAACTTCAACTGAGTTATTTGACATCCAGCCCCAGCCCGGTGCATCAGGGTCATACGAGTTTCTTGTCGGAAATGCCTCTGCGTTCTTGAGGTTCAAGAAGTCTTTGTCATCGATTTGACCGATCAGCAGCTCTGCCGAGCGACGAACATTACCAGAAACGACACAAACGCCGATCAAGTTGCCAATGTCAGCAATGTCGGTGCGAGTCAGTAGTTGACCTTCACGACCTTCAAACAACTTCACGATGTGATTGTGAAGCTTCTCAAGCGGCTCGTGACCTGCGGCTGTTCCACCAAATGTCTTGATCGGAGCGCCTGCTGGACGAACATAGCGATAGTCAAATCCAACTCTGTTCATCTCTGGCTTCAAGTACGAGTTCAGCAACATTGTCACCGACTCAACCCAGCCCTCTCGAGTGTCCGGTACTTCATACACGTAGATACCAGCGTCAAGCGGCTTGTAGATCTTGAACTCTTTGTCTGCGCCCTTGTTGTCAAAGCCGACACCTACGCCGAGCATCGACGCCTCCATCAAGAAAGCGAAAGGCTTTGCTGGATTTGCCTTTGTCATTTCCATTGTTGAAACAAATGCGCAGTTTTGAAGAGCGGCCGAGTTCTTTTGAATGTTTACAAGCGGTGTACCCATGACCCACAGACCGCGACCAGGAGGCGTCCACTTGAGATTGAACAGTCGATCAAACGCGTCTTTCGCGCTGGCCTGGGCCTTGGCATCGTTCCAAGGAAGTCTGTTTGTCTTACAGTGATCTTTCTGAAGCGAGTACATGCCGTTGATGACTCGCTCGCATACCTCGGCCCATGTTTCTTTTGTTCCGTCTTCCTTGAGTCGCGAATAGGTGCGTAGGAAGGTAATCTCACCGACAGAGTTTCCCGCCGCGTCTTGATAGCCAAATGGCGGCTTTTTCGTCTTATACTCCTCCACGAAGTCTTGGCTGATGCGGAATGAGTACATAGACGATGTTGACACGGAATAGGCCCTTCACTGTGAAATTGGAGAGAAGTAAATTATACTTGGAACGGCTCTAACTTGACAATTTCGCAAGTACCTCGGCGCAAGTTTTACAGACAGGATACTTATCTGGATCCCTGGACGGAACCCAGATTTTTCCACATAGCGCGATGACAGGTGCTCCTGTAACTAGGGCGTAAGTGATTTCGTCTTTTTCAACGTAGTGCGCGAACCTGTCGTGGTCGCCATCATCTGTGACGCGTATCTCTTCTACTTCTGACAGCTCGGGCACCAGTATACAGTACGACCTCCCATGTCGTCTGACATGATGTTCGAATCACACCTTCTACAAGGATTTCCCGTTCTTTTGTACACATAGCTCGTTTGTGTACAACCATGAAGTTTGACCTCGTCGTCGGTCAAGTGCTCCTCGAGCACAGTTTTTATCTTGCCATCTTCAGCTCCAAGACGTAGAAGTCTGACCGAGTCACTCCACATCTTTCTGAATGTTTTCTCGTCGAGGTCTTTACCAGGCATGAAAGGTGACACATTTGACAAGAACAACAATTCGGCTCTGTAGACATTGCCGATCCCAGCAACCACCGCCTGATCCATGAGCAACTGACCAACCGACTTCTTGCTCTTCTTTATTTTCTGCCACACAATTTCCGGGTTAGCAGAATCATGAATTGGATCCTCACCGAGTGTGGACTTTTTCTTTATCATTTCCTCGACAGTCATAGTCTCACATTGAGTAGGACCACTCAAATCTGAGATGTAGTCGTCGTTCTCAAGTCTAAGCCTTGTACTTTCAGCAGGCTTTTGTCCCTTGTTTTTTCTTGTCTTGAACCAGCCATAGAGCCCAAGATGAACATGAACAATTACGTCGTCGAAGTGAAGAAAGAGGTGCTTGCCATGAGCGCTGGTGTCGGTCATAACTCTGCCGTCAATCAGCGCGGCTCCTTCTGCGAATCTGCCTTGCGGGCTTGACGCTCGTACTTTCGTCCCTACAAATCCATAACTGTGAACTGTCGCTAGATGTCGTATGCTGTGTCCTTCTGGCATAGATCTATTATAACTACTTGTTCACTGAAACCAGCATCTTTCTTACAATCTTTTTGTCAATGATTCCAAGGTGGGACGACACATCTTCCTTACCAAAGCTGATTACATAGTGTCCGTCTTTTTCAACCAATCCAGCAGCAAACTCGATTCCTCTAGACACGAATTGAAACGGCTCACTAATCTCGATCAAAGTCCCACGCTCGTCAAACCGAACAAAGTAATGAAAGTAGTTTTTATCTTTAGCGGTGACGTTGCTGAAGTGCCTATCTGAATAGACGGTGTATTCTTTCGACCACAGCTTGTGCATTACACAAAGATAGGTTCCATCGCCGAGCGCGTGCAGGTGAGTGTTTCCTCGAAGACCTGTGTATTCTTTCTTGTCTAGCAGCGTGTGAATCATCTTGTCGTCTTTGATAATTGCTGACGGGCCATAGATGTAGTCAAAGTGCGGCGATCTTTCGTACGGCGTCATCCAGTTCTTTTCTGGCTTTTTTGCCTCAACGCCGAGATGTTTCTCTATCTTTACAACCTTCGTCGCGCTCTTGTCCATCTCGCAGTAGCAGTGACGGGCGACCGGTGTGTGTTCTCTTTCCATCAGGACGCCGGTAAAGTTCCACCCTCCGTCCCGCCACATCAGCTTGGGATCTTCAACCCCGCGTCGTATTGAATAGCCACAATTTGAGAAGTCGATCTGTCTCAGGTTAGTTATCTTCAAGTCGTTGTCTAATTCCGAGAACCAGACTTGATTCTTGATCGGTCCACCTACGGTTACGTACAACTCACCTGAAGGGAGGATCACGTAGTTGCTCGACCTGATCGCGATCGCGTACTTGCCATCTGGCGACATGCCAATTGACGGATTGAACGCCGACCAGATCTTGACCTCAGGATCTACAAGTCTCCTAAGATTCCTGACCTCTCCTCCTAGTGTTTCAAACGTAGATTCCACTTGGATACCTGTCGATAGGGACGCCTGATTTTATGCACTTTGCAAGTATGTTGTCGCCCACGTTATCGACATTGAATCCTGCCGCCTTACACTTTTCAACGACATCTGGCATTCCGTCCTCGAACAGGTCCTCTGTCCAGATGTATCCTTGAAATCCTGCCGCCGCCAGCAACCGTGTCAGCGACGGAACGCTGTACTCGTAGTTATGACGATGATACTCGCGGCTCTTGTGGTACTGCATGTAGAAGTACGGCTCTCCGCCCGCCCTCATCTTTGCCAGACCTCGCGAGCTCGTTATGTTCGGAGTTGTCAACAATAGGGACGCGCCAAGTTTCATGACTCGGTTCATCTCGCACAGCATGAACATCGGGTCGATCTCCATGTGCTCGAGGACCTCGCAGCACAGCACAAAGTCAAACGTCTCGTCCTCAACAGGTAGTTTGTCGTACTCAAGATCAACGAGCATCTCTTTGTAGCTTCCGCCTCCGCCCCGCTGATGACGAGTCACGGACACCTCGACCGGTAGCTCGAGCTCATCGACAAGTGCGGGAAAGAATCCGGAGGTTCCCATCTCGAGAACCTTCCCCTGAGGATTCATGTCTACGAACAGTCCCGCTGTTCGGGCCAGCCGAGCAAGGTGCGTCCGGTGGTAGTCATCGGCGCGTTGAGTCACGGTTCTTACAGCCTCGGCTACGTCCGGCCGAACATTGTTGAAAGGATTTGACTTCATTCGATCATTCTACTTTTAGCCCTCAATACAAGGTACTATAAACTGTATGGAAGTAAAGCTCTACACCGGCCTAGACATCGGGCACATTCCTGCTACCCCGATGATCACTACGCACGGTGAGGAGATGATCCCTGATGCCTACAATGTTCTTCGCACTATCGCGTCGCGCTATGGTGTCATTGTCGGGTACAAGCAAGAGCAGCGTGGTCTTCGCATTCAGCATGTTCTTCCAAATCCAAAGACTGAGTACGGTCAGATCTCAACATCGTCAAAGACAGAGCTCAAGCTTCATACCGAGACGGCGTTTCACCCATACAAGCCAGATCACATCTTTTTACTGTGTCTTCGAGGTGATCAAAACGCTCCGACGACTTACGCAAAGGTATCTACAATTGTAGATAAGCTTTTGTATAAGTTCGATGCCGAGGATGTAGTTGATGAGCTTCAGCTTCCAAACTTCGAGACATCACTTGACGACAGCTTTATGGTTGATGGCACTCCAAACTCGAAGTTTGTCATGCCGATACTTCGCCTCGTCGGCGACCCTCGTCGCACCGACGCTCCTTGGCACATGACCTACGACCACCACCTCATGCGCGGCCTGACTCCTGGTGCTGAGAGAGCGCTTCAAGTTTTGGAAGAGGCGATTAGCGAGTCGATTGAAGAGTACGCGCTGGACGCCGGTCAGCTACTAATCATCAACAACAACACCGTCATTCACGGCAGAAAGCCATTCCAGGCACGGTATGACGGAACTGACAGGTGGCTTCTTCGAGCCATGACGCGCAGAATTCTGCCTGCCAAAGAACACTTTGACTTTGTCAATAATGTTATAACAACTACATTTGGACAGTCCAGTCATGCTTGAATGCGTGCTTCTGGCTATCAGCGCTCTTATACTCGTACCTTGGTACATTCAACAGAAACAGAAACACAGAGACTAGAAGAAATCACAGTTTAGAACCCAATGTAGTATTTTCCAAGACGTCTAGCTGTCAAGGAGATCTACAGTGTCAAAGAAAGTAGCGTGGGATTACATTGTCAAAGTCACAATGCCAAAAGACCTCCAAGGGATCGAGCCGGGAAAGCTCCCCGAGCGCTTGCTGCGCCCGGCGGTCGGAGGCGGAAAGCTTCATTGGCTGGCAGCGCAGGCTTGGGCAGCTATGGTCGCTGCGGCGAAAGCAGACGGAGTTGAACTAAAGCCGACATCTTCCGGTGACACCTACCGTGAGTACGAATTCCAAAAGCGCGGATTTCTCCAGCGCTATCAGCTCGAGCCAATTCCTGGCGCCAGCACAAAGGAGTTCGAAGGCAAGAAGTGGTATCTCAAGAAGGGAATGGCGATGCTCGCTACTCCCGGAAAGAGCATGCACAACCTCGGCATCGCTGTTGACGTTCATACAGCCTCTGAGCCAAAGCGCCTCAATTGGCTGATCGCCAATGTCGCCAAGTTCGGTTTCTCGTGGGAAGTTGTTCCATCAGAGCCGTGGCACTTGCGATACGTCTGCGGCGACAATCTTCCTGAGGCCGTCAAGGCGTTTGCGTCAGGACAGCCTGCCGAGATGACAACACCACCGCCGCCAGCAGCCCCCGGTGAGAATGCTAAGGAACCGGCAGATGACGACGATCCAAAGGCGCTGAAGCCGGGCGACAAGGGCGACAGAGTGAAGAAGCTTCAAGAGGCTCTCAAGAAGCACGGTCACTTTGCACGAGAGGCTGACGGAGTGTTTGGTCAGTCAACAGCAGCAGCAGTCCAAGCGTTCAAGGCAGCTAATGGCCTGAAGAAGGGACCAAAAGCCGGACCAAGAGTCCTCAAGATGTTGGACATCGCTTAGTCATGGAACTGGTGTTTGCTTCGGCGGTTACAGGTGTAGCAGCTATTGTTGTTGCGTACATGGAGCGAGAACGTCGCGTTGCTAATAAGCACTGGCAAGATAGTGATGACGCTCATGGCGCGATCATGGACAAGATTGACACGTTGGGAAGTAATCTCGGTCGCTCAATTGATCGTGTTGAAGTTACTTCGCTTAGAACAGAGGCTAAGCTCGACCAGCACATCAATGACCATGTCACAGGTAAACTCGCAGGGTAAGGTCTACCTATGGGTAAGAAGAACAAGAAAGTATCCAGAGGAGCCCAGCAGCGCGAGCGCTGGAACTACATCGAAAAGAAGATGGAAACAGTTCCCGGTACTAAGGCTGGCAGAAAGCGCAGCCGTCTTCCAATCGGCCACCCACTAAGAACGCACGATCTTCGCGGTCCCATTGTTGACAAGCGGGGAAAGAAGATCAAAGCTAAGGTCTAACGACACAGCGACCTGTCATAATCACAACTTGCACGGGCATGAAAGGAGCAATCCGACCCGCGCTGGAGCAACGAAGGACAGTCGTAGCGTTAGACAATTCCTACCGCTACCTTAGGACGGGCGTCTCGGCCGCTCGGAGGTGACGGCCGAGAGCCTGGCTACTTATTTTTTCCAAACTCTCCAATTACCGAGCTTTGAGTCCGTGTTGTCCATCAAGTATTTAGCGACCTTGAGATTGCAGTCAACATCGTAAAGAACTTCAAGCTTGCCCTTGGGTGCATTGCACACTTCAGAAGTCACAGTTCGCCATGTCGAATTGATTTGAACAAGTCCACGATCGACAGACCCGTCTTTGTTCAGCGTCCACGTCACGTTTCCATTAGCGTCAAACTTCGCGTTGACAGCCTTGGGGTTGCACCGACTTTCTCTGTACGCAATGTATGAGAACACCTCGACTGGTTCAAGACCGTATTCTCTAAACTTGTCTTCCCACATTGGACAGCGCTCTTCGAGGTTGTCTGAAATGTTGTACTTGCCAAGTTCAGAACTTCGGTACTTAGCGTCCGGGACGTTGTCAGTGGGCAGACCGTTCGCCTTCAGCGCCTCAATGTGACGCTTCCGGGTAATCCCGCCGTAGTGGCCATCAACCCTCACATTCCCCAGAACATTCTGGAGAGCCTTCACGTTTTCACTGACCTCGTCGAACTTGTATGATCCTTGGAGGATCAATAGGGACGCCTGAAATCTCGCGTTTTCACCCTGGTCCCTGACCTGGGCTTCCCGGGCCTCGATCTCCCGGATCGTCCCCACCGTCACCGCCGTCTTTGCTGTCTCTACTGTCTTTACTGTTTCTACTGTCACGTTGGTATGTCGTAAACCAAACACTGAACTCAGGAATAGCACAAAAGTAACTATTGTTGTTTTCAAGCGTGAGCTCCTTCACTAGGGGATAAGGCTCTGTCGGCCCATAAAGGGGGCCCGGTATCTATTATAGTCAGCCAGCCCCTGAAAGTTACACTTCCGTGACAATCGTGGAGAATCACTCAAGCCGTTGCTGGCCAACGACTTTTACCCTAGATGAAGTGCTTTAGATCTATTTATTTTCTCAGTCTGCGACGTATCGAGTCTCAACCTTGAGGATTTCCATGCCCTTCTCGCTCGTCGGCGAGACAAAGTAATCGGCATCCTTGCGCGTGTAATTCGCCAAGTCAATGACACGACCTGGCTTGATTTCGATTTGCGCGTTGTCAACGAGCAACCAGCCGTATCCCTTTGTGACTGTCAGCGTTGTCGCGATCCCGCTTTTTCGCTGAAGCAGCATTCTTTCACCTCGTGCAAGCGCGATGTCTGTCACAACGGTGGTGTAGTCCCTGAACAGCTCTGATTCTTTGATTTGAGTGTCTAACATGAATGGCCTCCCTGTCTAGATAATAACTGTTGGCGGAGTCAGATGCTAGCACCTAGTTTTTGTGAAACGGGCCATACTGGCAGGGCTTTCTGGCTGTACATACTTAGGTTTAGCTTTGTACAACCAGCAGTTTCATGTGTTATGATACCTTATTCACTCAAACATAAGACCAGTAAGGGTTTCATGACTATGGGGTCAACAAAGAAAGAAGTGGCACTTCTGTACGCAAGAGTGTCAACTCAGATGCAAGCAAGTGACGGTCAATCCCTTGCCGTTCAAGAAAGAGCCCTGAAGAAGGCCGCCACAGCCGCCGGGTACAAGAAGACCGAGCTTATGAAGGAGGAAGGTCGGTCAGGGAAGAACATCTCGGGTCGGCCTGTTCTTCAGGACTGCCTCGAGCGGCTAGACCGAGGAGACGCGACCGCCCTGTTCGTAACCAGGATCGACCGCCTGGCCAGATCTACTCAGGACTTCCTAAGTATCATCGACCGAGCGACCAAGAACGACTGGCGAGTTGTCATGCTCGATCTCAACCTCGACACAGCCAGCTACCAAGGTCGGTTCGTTGTCACAATCATGTCAGCTCTAGCGGAGATGGAAAGAGCCATCATCGCCGAGCGTCAGAAGGACGTCCACCGGGACCGACGAGAAAGCGGAAAGGTTTGGGGAATTGATCTTGGTCCTAGGTCGAAGGTTAGTGAAGAAATTCAGCAAATCATCATCGACGACCGGGCAAAGGGCGTTTCTCTTCATCAAATAGCTAGAAAGTTGAACAATCTAAACATTCCTACAGGTGCCGGTGGGCGGTGGTACGCCTCAACCGTCTCAAATGTTCTCAAGTTGGTCAAGAAGAAAGAGTCTTTAGCCAAAGACTAGTTGAGTGGAGGCGCCGGATCTTCACCGCGTCCGTACGCCTCCACTCTGTTAGTCAAGCGCCATCTCTCCTTAGCGCCACTTATACAATGTATCATAGTACGAATCAAAACCGTGTACCAGACTTGATCTAACTATTAGACAGTCTCCGGATCGCCGAGACCACGAACTCGCTGATCTCTATTCCATCCCTCTCCGCCGCCTCCACCACCTTGTCGTGGAGCTCTTTCCCGACTCTGACCTTGAAGAGCTTTCTTCCGTCAGTTCCGCGAAATACGTACGTGTGGCCACGAAGCTTGTCGATAATCTCAGCGAGCAAAGCGTTGCACCATTCCCCAGTCAACTTCTCCGGTCGGAACAGCTCGTGGAATCAACTGCCTGCCGAGAATTTGTGCCCTAGAGCCAAGACCCTCGACCTCGACGCCTCGCTCTGTGATCTTGCGCTGAAAGGCGATCTGCGTCATTGGGCGCTCGCCACGTTCGTCACTCCACGCTCTGTAGACTGCGTACAGCGACTTGATGGGGACAGCAGAGCCTTCGTTCTCTCGTGTTTCTTCGTTTAGGAAGATTCCAATGCGGTCTTCGTTCTTGCGATAGATCTCAGCGGCGTCGCTGACAGCCTTACACCAGCCGAGAGCATCTCGAGCAGATGATCCAAGCAGTTTGATCGCGCCTTCGACTGCCCACGACAGCACTGCCGGCAACGCACCTTCTGGGTCGAAGATGTAGTGCTTGAGGTCTGGATCTGGATTCTCTGGCACGTTTGTCAATGGAACTGGACGAAGTCGTCGCCACATCGCATCGTCAGTGATGATTGGCCTGTGGTTTGTCGTGATCCACAACTTCGCACGTGACTGGAACGTAAACGGCTTTTCGCCAGGAGAGCGCGCCGAGATTTCGCTTGAGCCTGTCAGTTTCTTGATTGAGTTTTCCTTGACTCGCTCTCCGTCTGGCAATTCGTCAACCCACACGACACGACGCCCGCGAAGCTCGGCCCAGTGATACAAGTCTGAACCATGTGCTTGACCGTCTCCTTGTGCCAAGATACTAGAGTCAAGAGGCCACGCATACTGCGAAGTACCGACAGCTTTCACAAGAGCTTCAACCATTGTGTTCTTACCAGAGCCTGGAGGTCCATAGACCAAGAACAAGACGTCGTAAGTGCGCAGACCAGTTAGCGAATAGCCTGCTGCTTTTTGCAGCCACTCTTGAAGTTCTTTGTCTCCACCTGTCGCAAAGTCGATGAATTGTTCCCAACGCACGTTGCGAATACCAGGATTGTACGCAACAGGTGCGCGACGAGTGATGTATAAGTCCGGTCGTCCTTTCAGCAATTCACCAGTGCGCAAGTCGATGACACCGTTAGCAACACCAAGCAATGTCTCATCGCTGTCCCATTTGTTGACATCGACAAGAACACGTGGGTCTGACGTCGCGCTTTCAATCATGTTGTTTATGCGAGCGTTTGACTTTGCCTGCTGCGCCCACTTGATGACCTCTGACTGCTTATCGGCGTCGTCGAGATAGTGAACGACTTCGCTTGCGACAATTGGTGCGATCTTCTTAGATAGCTCGCGCATCTCGAGGCTCTCAACGTCTGGCTTCCAATACCCACCGTCCCAATGGAACCAGCCAAGACCAGGCGTGTAACGAACAGCGGGACCGAACGCATCGACAAGACGACGTCCGTTTCCAACGTCTGTTAGCGAACGCTGCCCTGGCACTCCACCTTCTGCGTCACCCAACGCGTCTGGGTCAAGAGGCACGTCGATGTTTGTCAAGTTTGCTGCTACAGCTAGTGAGTCGCCATCTTCGACTGCTGCTTTTATCGCACCACCAACAGTCCCTGGCAGCGTGCTGTTGTCGATGACTTCCTTTGAACGAGGCGTTGATGGCTTAGCGCTTGCTGCCATCTTTGCTCGACTTTCTTCTTGTGACTTGACTGCCCAGTCCTGCAACCCTGGCCAGAGTCTCTCTGTCTTTGGGTTATCAACAACGAATTGAATAGCACGGCGGACGTGCATAAGAAGTCCGCCAGGACCTTCCAACTCGAGAGGCGGTCTAACTTTTTCAGCGTTGAAGCGAATCATCATTGTTTCAACTGCAAGACGACCTGCTTCAGTATTGACTGGGAACTTATTAGCGAGCGCGCAACTAAGTGCGTAGATGTCAACGGCTCGTGAACCTTCGTCAATACCTTCCTGAAGAAGTCTGTCAACATCTACTCGTTCGCCGCCCCATTCAATACCGTCAAGGAATCCCCAGTCGCCAGAACCAAGAGCTGTCGTAGGATTACGACGTCCGCTTTTACGAAGAGCGACGAGAAGTTCTTCTGGTGCCGTCGCCATCTCAACTTCCCAAGGAGCTTTTCCTTTTGCCCACTCGTAACAAACACCAGAAAAGTGTCGTGATGGAGCGATAAGTACATAGCCGTTGTGCTTGATGTCGATGCCTGGAAGTCCAGCCTTGCGAAGATTGCCGACGAATGCTTCAGACTCTTCGCACTTATAGAATAAGTGTCGCCCACGAATGATGCGACCATTCATCGAGTATTCTCCAGTGATCGCTTCGACAGTCGGCGGTAACGCGCCTTCGACAAGCGCCTCAAACTTTGAGAAAGAATCTGGGCCGCCAGCTCGTGGGTCGATGTCGATTACAAAGAATCCGCTCGGGCGACAATAAACAGCTACGTTGCTTTCAGGAGCGTTTGACCACCACTGCTTGACTGTTTCAACTTCACTCGTGGCCTGATTGTTCCACTCTTGAATACTCGGGTGTTTGCCGACATCTTTCGGCTCAGGGTGCGTACTTCCACATGTGCAACGACCGTCAATAATTCCGTAGCACGGCAACACTTTCCAGCCGGACTCTGCGTACCACTCCGCAGCAGGTGACAGCCTGCCTGCCGCTGATTCCCAGGCCGTCATTGCGCGATCTCCGTTCGGTCGGTGCGCAAAGATTCTATCCAGTTTGCAGCATCAACCTCACAGATGTACAGTCGCTCCTGTCCACTCGGCGTGCGTATCATTACGGCGGAAAGTTCACCAGAATCAATTGCTCGAATGACGGCCCCTGCCGGGACGCCGTACTTTATAGCCACCTTGCGAACGCTGACGCGCCGCGTGGCAGTCTCAGTATTTGTCAATGTAGAACCCCAGATTTTGAGAGATTGTGAAGTTTTGCGATTTTTGTGTACTGACATCATACACCAAGTACGGTGACAAAGTCTGAATGTTGATCAAATTCTTGAAAGAGAAGTTGTCAATTCGTCATACATTACATTTTCGCATAGTGTATTATCGTAGTACATAAGGGGCGGAGCACACATCAATTCACCAGATGGAGGTTCATGTATGGGAGACTTGCTCAACGAAATAAAGAAAGAGCGAGTACAGCAAGGCAAGAAATCCAGGATCGCAGAGATCATGGAAGGCATGTCAGAGACAGACAAGAAAGATTTTCTTGCGGCACTTGACGATAGCGCTATTCCAGCATCAAAGATCTCTAGGGTCATGGCAAGACGAGGGCATAAGCTCTCGGTACAGGTAATCTCCAGGTACAGGCGTGGAGAGCTCGCGACAAAGGTTGCCAAATGAGCATTGAAAAAGATCTAAGATACGAAGAAGAACTCGATGAGCTCAGAGCCGCGCTGAAGAAAGCTCAGCAGGCTGAGTACAAGGCCAAGAGAAAGAATGAAGATCTAGTCGAGGCAGTGTACAAGGCAGCAAGAGAAGGATCTCTTGCTGTCGGAAGAGGTGCTGCAAAGCCCCCAGCAAAGGACATTCGGAAGCAGAAAGCCGAGTGCGTCATCGCACACGCGACAGACTGGCAGCTTGGCAAGAAGACTGTTACGTACGGCATGGCCACATGCGCCGCTCGTATGGATCAGCTCATTGAAAAGACTCTTCATCTGACGGCTGTCCAAAGAGCAGATCACCCAGTCAAGGACATGGTTTTGATGTTTGGCGGTGACATGGTCGAAGGAATCACTATCTTTCCAGGTCAGGCCTGGGAGGTAGAAGCTCACCTCTTTGAGCAGCTCTTTGAAGCCGCCAGAATCATGGAAAGAATGGTAAGAACATTCTCACAGAACTACGAAAAAGTTCAGGTCGTGTGCGAGTTCGGCAATCACGGACGCCTCGGTCGCAAGGGCGAGCTCCCTTCGGGGGACAACATCGATGCGATGGCGTATCGGATCACTCAAGACAGAACAAAGGATCTAAAGAACGTTACCTGGCAGATGTCCAACGACTGGTACCAAATTGTCACTGTCGGTAACTATAAAGCTCTACTTGTTCACGGCGATGAGATCAAGAGCTTTGGTGGTAATACGCCAGCATTCGGTATTCTCCGCAAGGCGAACGCCTGGGCCACTGGAGTTGTTGAAGATTTTCAAGACGTCTACATGGGTCATTGGCATACACCGATGGCATTGACGATGGCTAACGGTGGCCGCGTCTTCGTGACTGGATCGCCCGAGTCGCACAACGAGTACGCCCGAGAGTTTATTGCCGCCGTAGGCAAACCGTCTCAGCGAGTGCACTTTGTTGACCCCGAAAAGGGAAGAGTTACAGCCGAGTACGTCGTCTGGCTAGACTAGTCTAAAGTCAGTTTTTCTAGCTGAAGATACAATCTGCATGTGGCAGATACGTGCCACTCTTGACTCCTGTCGGAGGCTGGCATGATTAGGTCAAAGGCTGTGAAGGACACCAGGAAGAAGATCCTTCGCGCAGCCGAAGACCTGGCTCACGAGAAGTCAGAAGATGCTTTTCTCGAGGACTTGGCTCGAACAGGCGTTGTATGGGCTGGCATGTTAGAGCTCGAGAACCCTATCGCTCCATCGGAAGTGGCAGCACTTATGTGCGCTCATGATCTTATTCGCGCGACCAGACTCGTTGATTCCGAGGACTATTGGATCAGCGCGGCGACGTATGCGGCTCTTGGGGCGTATGCCGAGCCGCAGAAAGAAGAAGCCAAATCTCAAGAGAAGGCCGACGAAGAGCAGACAAAGTCGGCAATTGGCTTTGTTGCTTCGCCAAAGAGTCATGAATGACGAGCTTTGGTACTATGAATACTACTGTACCAGAAGTATGCGAGAAGCATTCTATGGTACTGACAGAAGAAGAAGATAGGAGCACAGGTGCCTTGGTCTAACGACGTTGTAACTCGTACCGTTACAGGCACCTACCTGAAGACTAACGGAAGTGGTGCTAAGGGAAGAGTAACATTTACTCCCACTACCGTCATTCTTGATCAAGATGACGCGGTAGTTATTGCCGACGCTGTCGTCGCGACTCTCAATGCAAGCGGAACTTTTTCTGTTACGCTACCAACAACGGACAACCCTCTTCTTACTCCGTCTAATTGGGCGTATCGTGTTGAAGTACGGCTATACGGCGTAGCGCCTCAAGAGTTTTATGTCTACATTCCAGAGGGTGATGGCTCTCCGATCGACATCACTGCCGACATCGCAGTTCTTACTTCTGGAATTGCAGACGGAACCGCACCTCCCGCGGCGCGTGGACCAGTCGGACCGGCAGGTCCCACAGGACCAACAGGTCCCGCTGGTTCGGCGTCAAACACTGGCGCAACAGGCCCAACCGGTCCTACAGGTGCAACCGGTGCAACCGGTCCTGCGGGAGCCGATTCAACAGTCACAGGACCGACAGGTGCTGCTGGAGAAACTGGCCCGACAGGACCACAAGGAAGCATCGGTCCAACTGGTCCTCAAGGTGCGACAGGACCGCAAGGTGCACAAGGTATTCAAGGAAACGACGGCGCGACCGGCGCAACAGGCGCAACAGGACCTACAGGTGCAGCATCGACAGTTACAGGACCTACAGGTGCAACAGGTGCGCAGGGAGCAACCGGACCGACAGGTGCGCAAGGTGCGACAGGCGCTACAGGTCCTACAGGTCCGCAAGGTGTTGCTGGAACTTCTGTAACTATTCTTGGTTCGTATGCAACGTTCCTCGCGCTGTACAACGATCACCCAACTGGCGATCCAGGCGACGCGTATCTCGTTGCCGGTGATTTGTTTGTTTGGAACAATTTTGATGGCTGGGAAAATGTAGGAAACATTCAAGGCCCCACTGGCGCAACTGGTGCAACCGGCGCGACCGGTGCAGCATCAACAGTACCTGGACCTACTGGTGCTACCGGTCCTACAGGTGCAGTTGGTGCTACTGGCGCAACAGGTGCAACTGGTCCAACTGGTGCTCAAGGAGCTGTTGGTGCAACTGGGCCAACCGGTGCGCAGGGGCCACAAGGTGTTCAAGGTATTCAAGGCGAAGTTGGACCTACTGGCGCAACTGGTGCAACAGGTCCAGTATCTACAACTCCTGGTCCGACCGGACCAACCGGCGACACTGGCCCACAAGGCTTACAGGGTATTCAAGGAGATACTGGTCCAACTGGTCCGCAAGGTGAAGTTGGTCCAACAGGTGCTGCTTCAAATGTTACAGGCCCAACAGGCCCAACTGGTCCGCAAGGTGAAGTTGGTCCAACAGGTGCAACTGGACCGACTGGATCACAAGGCGAAACAGGTCCAACCGGTGCGACTGGGCCTCAAGGTGTCACAGGTGAAGTTGGCCCGACTGGTCCGACTGGTGCAACTGGTGATGTAGGACCGACAGGTGCTACAGGTGCGCAAGGTGAAGTTGGCCCGACTGGTCCGACTGGTGCAACTGGTGATACTGGAGAAACAGGATCAACTGGTCCGACTGGTGCGCAAGGTGAAGTTGGTCCGACTGGTCCGACTGGCGCGACAGGTGACACAGGGTCGACCGGACCTCAAGGTGAAACTGGTCCGACAGGCGCGCAAGGTGAAGTTGGACCTACAGGTCCCACCGGCGCGGCGAGTAATGTAACTGGTCCAACTGGCCCAACAGGTGCAACTGGCGAAGTTGGCGCGACGGGTGCGACTGGACCTACAGGTGCACAAGGAGAAACTGGCCCAACTGGTGCGCAAGGCGAAATTGGCCCGACGGGACCTACAGGTGCAACAGGCGCCGCAAGTGATGTAACCGGTCCAACAGGTCCTACCGGCGCAATTGGTGAAACTGGCCCGACCGGTGCGCAAGGTGAAGTTGGCCCGACGGGACCTACAGGTCCTACTGGCGCAACTGGTGATGTAGGACCGACAGGCGCGACAGGTCCTACTGGTGCACCAAGCAACGTAACTGGACCGACAGGACCAACCGGAGCTAAGGGTGAAGATGGCGTCGGTGTTTCAATTCTTGGCTCGTACAACACGCTTGCTGAACTTCAAGCTGCGCACCCAACTGGAAATCCAGGTGACGGTTATCTTGTCGCTGGCGACTTGTATGTGTGGTCAGGTACGTCATCGCAGTGGGAAAATGTTGGGCAAATTCAAGGACCGACTGGTCCTACAGGCCCAACCGGGGCAGCTAGTGATGTAACTGGCCCCACCGGTCCAACAGGTCCTACCGGCGCCGCAAGCAATGTAACTGGACCTACAGGTGCTACTGGAGCTACCGGACCTACTGGACCCACAGGTGCAACAGGCGCGACTGGTCCGACCGGCGATACAGGACCGACTGGTTCTTTCTCTGTTTCAGATTCCTCTGCGCCATCTTCACCTGATCCAGGTGATGCGTGGTTCAACTCGAATACTGGAAAAGTTTATGTGTATTACGACTCTTACTGGGTCGAAGTCGGCGCTGCTCCAATTGGACCTACCGGTCCAACAGGTCCAGCGGGTGCCGACACGACAGCGACTGGGCCTACAGGTCCTACAGGTTCGCAAGGCGCGACAGGTCCCACTGGTGCAACTGGGCCGCAAGGACTTGCGTCACAAGTTACAGGTCCAACAGGTCCAACAGGTCCAACAGGTCCTTCTGTTACAGGTCCAACTGGCCCGGCTTCTGATGTTACAGGTCCAACAGGTCCAACAGGTCCAACAGGTCCAACTGGCGCGACAGGCCTTCAAGGAGAAGCAAGTAACGTAACAGGGCCGACGGGACCAACCGGGCCTACAGGTCCAGCGGGGTCTTTCTTGCAAGTACAGTGGGACACATTTGTGCCAGTGTGGACTGCTTCTACAACAAATCCTCTTATCGGCAACGGCTCTATTACTGGAAGATTTGTTCAAATAGGAAAAGCAATTTTCGGAGAAGTAAGACTCGTTGCGGGAAGCACGACACTGCGTGGCACAGGTACTTACCGCATTTCACTTCCATTTACAGGCAACGGAGCTAATTATCAGCCTGTTGGACAAGTAGTGATGAGAGACTCTTCTGCGCCTTCACTGTTCTTTGGCACAGCTATGTTCAATAACGAAGACTACACTCGAATGGAGCTTTTCATTCACTCACAGACAGCGATCTTTGATGAAGGCTCTGGTGCAACCCATGATCAGCCGTTCTTCTTTAGTGAAGGCGACCAGATCTTGATTTCATTCATGTACGAGAGGACGTGACGTAGATGGCTGCAATTGATTTTCCAAACTCGCCAACAATCGGCGATCTTTTCACTGCTAGCGGTCAAACGTGGCAGTGGAGCGGAGTTGCTTGGAACCTTGTTGTTCAGCCACTTGTCGGCCCAACAGGTCCAACTGGCGCACAAGGCGAACCGAGCAATGTTACTGGGCCAACTGGCCCGACAGGAGCCGCAGGCGAAGACGGTCAGTTTTCTGTAGCAGCAGCGACTCCTCCTGTAGTCGCGTTTGAAGGCGACGCATGGTTCAATGCCGCTGATGGTCACATTTATGTCTACTATGATGGTTTTTGGGTAGAGTCAGCGTCAAGTATCGCGGGCGCGACTGGTCCAATTGGGCCCACTGGCCCGCAAGGAGCTCCTGGTGTTGACGGCGTTGGTATCGCAATTCTTGGATCTTTCAACACACTAGCCGAACTTCAATCCGCACATCCGACAGGCAACCCTGGCGATGGATACTTGGTCGCAGGCGATCTTTATGTGTGGGACGACACAAACACAGAGTGGGACAACGTAGGAAGTATTCAAGGACCGACAGGCGCGACAGGTCCTACTGGTGCACCAAGCAACGTTACAGGACCGACAGGACCGACAGGACCTACTGGTCCCACCGGTGCTGCGAGCAATGTAACTGGTCCTACTGGTCCTACAGGGCCAACTGGTCCAACCGGTCCAACTGGTGCTGCGAGTGATGTAACTGGACCAACAGGGCCCACCGGTCCAACAGGTCCAGAAGTTACGGGACCAACCGGCACAACAGGTCCGACGGGACCAACCGGGCCTACAGGTCCAAGCGGTGGTCCTACTGGCCCAACAGGCCCAACTGGTCCCACAGGACCAACAGGACCGCTCGGAGAAACTGGTCCTACAGGTGCTGCGAGCGATGTTACAGGTCCTACAGGACCGACTGGACCTACAGGACCAGAAGTTACAGGTCCAACCGGGCCACAAGGTCCAGTCGGCGGTCAAGGCGCGACAGGACCGCAAGGCGAACAAGGCGAGACTGGACCAACTGGTCCGACTGGACCATCGACAACATCGCGGTATTCATTCAATACCGCAACAGGAGATAGCGATCCAGGCAACGGTTCTTTCCGCTACAACAGTACGACAATTAGTCTTGTAACATTTATCTATCTTGACAACTTTGATGCTGCCGGAAACACAAAAGCCTTGTGGTATGAAACTTTTGACGACGCGACATCTGCAATCAAAGGATACATAACATTTAGCGGAGACACAAACATTACTGTAAACATTTTCGCTGTTACAGGTAACGTAATTGCCGCTTCTGGCTACTACAAAGTTCCAGTTCAATACATTTCTGGAACTATGCCGCAGGGCGGGTCAACTAACGCGTTGAACTTTGCACGAACAGGCGATCAAGGTCCAACAGGTTCGACGGGACCAACTGGACCAACTGGTGCAGCAAGCAGTGTCGAAGGTCCAACTGGCCCAACTGGCGCAACGGGACCGACCGGGCCGCAAGGCGCAGTAGGTGATGTTGGCCCAACAGGTACTCAAGGACCTCTTGGTCCGACAGGCGCGACAGGCCCGACCGGAGCGGCGAGCAACGTAACCGGACCGACAGGACCGACAGGACCGACTGGTGCCGCAAGCAACGTAACCGGTCCAACTGGCCCAACTGGACCAACTGGTCCAAGTGGTGGCCCGACTGGACCAACTGGCCCAACAGGCCCTGCTTACTATGAACTCACGTTTGAAACAAACACAACTAACTACACTCTCGGAAGTGGCGACGCTGGCAGACTCATTGAAATGAATGTTGCTACAGCAAACACAGTTACCATTCCTCTTGACTCTGCTTTCAACTTCCCAGTTGGCACGCAAATTCTAATTTTGCAGCTTGGCGCTGGAAGCACGTCAATAGTGCCTGCTCTTGGAGTTACACTAAACTCTGAAGATGATAGACGTGTTCTTGCTCAGCAGTGGTCACTAGTTTCTCTTATCAAACGATCTGCTAATACGTGGTTGCTTACCGGTAACCTGGCGGTGTAAGCCGTGGTTATTGCAGCAATTCATTCGATTGTTACAGCGACAACTCGCAGAGTTATTCCAAACTTGTGGACAATTAGATCGTCTACATTTGGAACTTCTACGATAAACGATGTCGCGTACGGCGCAGGTAGATACATCGCAGTTGGCGACAGCGGAAAGATGTCGACTTCAGTAGACGGAGGAGTGACGTGGTCTGTAGTAACTTCTCCATTTGGAACAAGCGCAGTTCGCTCAATTTACTACGGCAACAACCTTTGGGTCGCAGCCGGAAGTAGTGGCAAGCTCGCAACATCGACAACAGGAACTTCATGGACACTTAGAACTTCTTCGTTTGGCACGACTGCTATTTTGTCTGTCAGCTACGGGGACGACGGCTGGGTTGCCGCTGGCGCAAGCGGAAAGCTTGCAACAAGCTCTGACGGACTATCGTGGACGCAACGAACGTCTTCTTTCGGCACTACATTTATCTATGGACTGTCGTACGGTGATGGCTATTGGCTTGCCGTAGGAGACACAGGTAAACTTGCGACATCGTCAGTAAAAGAAGGCCCGTGGACTCAAAGAACTTCTTCTTTTGGCACTGATCGCATCTACTCTGCCGCTCACTCTGACAGTGGTCTCGCAGTAGTCGTGGGCGATGGAGGAAAAGTAGCCGTATCTACAGACGGAATTGTATGGACTCAGCAAGCAAATACATTTAGTGGATCATTGATCTACGGTGTTGACTTTGGCGGATTCGGTGTATTTTTGGCCGTAGGAGCGAGCGGAAAGGCTTCATCATCTAGAACAGGATCAGCTTCTAACGAGTCTTGGGCGCAGAGAAACACCAACTTTGGCAGTACAGCAATAAGAGCATCGGCATTTGGCAGTCTTGAGTGGGTGGCTGTCGGAGAACTCGGAACAATAGCAACGGCAACAAGACAGTAGGAGAAAGACATGGAAGAATACGCGTACACGGTAGACGAACAAGCAGTTTCTGTCGAGATCACTAAAAACGGAGTGGTAGTCGATGTGTCAGGTCCGTGGGAGTCAGTCGACGCGGCAACTTCTTGGGCCGAAGTTATGGTTTCAAGACTAAACTCTGGAACTGACGTTCTTTAGCAAGGTATAAGATTTCTAGGTCTAGCGCATAGGAGCTCCGGTGTCAGCGATTGATTTTCCAAATTCACCACAAATCGGTGATGTCGTTGTCGTAGGCAGCTCTGCGTGGGTTTGGAACGGCGTCGTCTGGGAGATCCAAAGAATTACCCCGACTGGTCCAACGGGTCCAACAGGGCCAACCGGGCCAATTGGACCAGCAGTTACTGGACCAACTGGACCTACAGGTGCTCCATCAAACGTTACTGGTCCAACAGGACCTCTAGGCCCGACAGGACCTCTAGGCCCAACAGGACCCAGAGGATTTGTTGGTCCGACCGGGCCGCAAGGCGACTCAGGCCCGACCGGTCCTACCGGCCCTACCGGCCCCCTTGGGCCTACTGGTCCAGAAGGCACATTCACCGCAGGCCCAACACAACCGAGCTCGGAGACAGCAGTCAATGGCGACGTGTGGTTTGACACTAATAGTGCAAAGACATACGTATTCTTTTCTGGAGCATTTGTTGAAGCTGCTGGAGGCACTCAAGGACCGACCGGGCCGACCGGAGGTCAGGGATCATACAAGCTGTCAACATCTTGGTGGCTTGGTGTTTAGTTTTGCAACTGTCGTAGTAGAGATTTGATGTTACTATCGCTAGTGGAAGTCGCCGATCTTCAAGTATGAGAGGTTCTAAGTAATGCCTGGATTTTTAGGTGGTAGCTCAAGCGGTGGCGGAACGGGCGGTGAGATCTCCTTCCCGAAGGAATTCATCGACCCAGTAACAAAGTTCCGTGTCTCCGAGCCAGAGAATCTCATTGACACCGACTTTGAGTACGGTCTTCAGCCGACCAAGTGGGAAACTCTTGAACTGATCAACAACACCCCTTCGTTCTTCTCGAAGTCTGGTGACACAACAATTCCTAACATTTCCTCTATCACGACGATTACTGGTTCTCGTGAAATTACAGTCACGACATCCTTAGATCATGGGCTTTCTGTCGGTACTCCGATTACAGTGACAGGGACAAAATCACTTACTGCCGATGGTTCGTACATCATCAACAGCATTCCTACTGCTAGAACATTTACGTATCTTGCCAAGGAAAATCAGTTCCAGACCGCCAGTATCGAAGACTTGTACACTGGTATTGCAACTGGTGAATTCTTCCAGGGATCTCAGATCAAGATTTCTGACGCAAGAGGTGTTGAAACTGACGCGCAGGCGACATCAACACTTACTGTGAAGACTGACAGTCCTCACGGCTTTGGCGTAAACACTCCTTTCTACTTCTTGAACTTGAATTCTTCAATCACTCTTGAGTTTGACTCGACGAACACAGAAGCAAAATCATTTGACTCGAGCAACAGCGCTACTGCACGAACATTTGACGGATCAAATACCGTTGGCGCTTTTAGCGTAGATTTTTCCAACAGAGCAACAAGTAGCGGTACGTCGGTAGCAAGCTCTGTGTCTGCTGTCGATACAGTTGCCGACACGATTACAGTCAGTCACTCGACTGAGAATTTTTCTGGTAGACTTCTTGCGACACCTCTACAGTACAACGTTGTTGCCTCAAGTGGCTACTTTCTCACTAATCCACGAGGAATTGTCTATCTAAAGACAACAGCAGGTCTTGGAACTTCAACTTCTACTTTCCAAGTCAGCGCGACTCCAGACGGAGACGCAATCGACATCTCATCAAACATGAGCGGAATTTTTCAACTTGCAGATCTCGTTGCTCGTTTTTCTGGATCCAATCTTGATCCAGATGACCAAGTAGTTACGACTCTTACGACTGGAGAAGCAAAAGAGTTCGACGGAGACAACTCTGGCTCGCAGACATTTACAGTTTCTTCAATCACTGGTCTTGGAAACATTACTCTCAACGCAGCAACAAACTGGACTGAAGGTCAGATGGTTCTTTACTCGACCACCGGTACTCCAGCCACGAGCCTGACAAACGACACCACCTACTGGGTAACAGCTCTAAATGCTCAGACAAACTTGATCAACATTTCTGACTCACCTGGTGGCGCAACAATAACGACAATCTCCGGGGGGACAGGTACGCAGACTTTTACATCAATCTCTGTCTCTCTTGACCGAGAAATTCTTGCTGTTCCTGGACATAATTTTGAAGAAGCAGACATGGTTCTTTACCAGTATCCTGCAGGAGGAAAGCTCGGAATTACAGGAGATGGAAGTGACAAGGACTATTTCTTTATCAAGAGAGTCTATGACACAACGCACATTCAACTAACAAGAGTCAAAGGATTTACGCTTGACGGAACATCCGAAGCACGTGCTGCGGTGAGCGCTCAGGCGATCAAAGAAATCAATCCGGCTGCCACGGACGGATCATACTGGATCAAACCAGCAGGATCTTCTACAGCATACTTGACGTACTGCAACTTTTCGATTGAAAGCGGTGGCTGGACACAAGTTATGAAGCTGTCGAGCAACACACTTCTCACGAACAGCTTGCCAGGCGCGACTGCGAATCAGACATCGGCTGGAGCCGGTGTGACATTCGGGCCTCACTGGGACGGCTGGCTGTGGAGCACAGAGGCGCAGTACACAACTCTGTTCCCTCTCGTGAACAACTCTAACTTTACAGACATCGACTCGTTCAGCCCGCTCTTTCACTCTTTGGCGTTCAACGACATCATGGTTATTTCAATCAACGACACTTCTAGAAGAGTCGGCTGGCGCCACAACGCAACAATCTTGAATCTGCGAAGTGTCACAGGAGGCACGAACCAAACGACGTACGGAGATCAGTGGCTATTTCCAAACGTTGTTCAAGAAGAGTATTCGTGGGTTCGTAGACTTCAGACTGTTGCCAGCGTGGCGCAGTTTCAGTCGCAGGTTCCTACCGTCTACGGCTTCAAGATTCTTTCAGACAGAGCAAACAATTATGGCAATGTCAACAGCTTTATTACAGGCGGGTACACTACAAACACATCTGCAGGTGTAACTGGTCACGGTGTTTCGATGATTGGCATGGGCGGTACGTCAAACACCGGCGGCCGCTGGGGCGGTGGAATTGGATTTACCTACACAGCGAACTCGCAGTGGAGAGCGCACGGGCACTTTTGGAACCAGGGCGTCACATCAGGTGGGGCAAGCAATAGAACATTCACCGGCCTTGCAGTCTTCGTGAGATAGGAGTAGATCAAGATGACAATCAACATCACATCGGTGGGTGGAGCCGGTACTCACACTCTTACGAAGACCAATGTCAATCTCGAAGAAGATTACATCTACTACGCAAATCGAGATCAGTCAACCGCGTATCCTACAAAGATCACCGACGATTCCGCTTGGGTGTGGAGAGAAACAACTGGATCTGTCGCTGGAGTAGATAGCGGAGCCGTGTACTACGTCAATTCTGACGGTTTTAGCGTTTCGTTTTCGACTACTTCTGGAGGCAGTGTAATCGATCTCTTGGAGTACACGAACGGCGCAGTTACTTTCAACTTTCCGTACGTTCTTGACGGTTCTTTCAACATTTCACAGGTCAAGTACGACGACGGTCAAGCGCTTAGATACGTTACAAATGGAAGTCCTATCACTGGACTGGCTAATAACTCGATTTACTACGTAAAGAATTTGCTCACTGGTCTTGGTGGATCGTCGCTGTACGACTTTACTACTCATACTTTTACGACAGGAGGCTCGTCTGGTAGATTTGGTCCTACAATTTCCACAGTTCGAGCAGAATACGTCAACGGTGGAGCAACGTGGGCGACCAACTATCTTGCGCAAGGTACGTACCAGGGCTATCAAGACTGGACAGTACCAGAAGACGGACTCTATGAAATCACCGCAATGGGCGCGCCTGGTCGTCAAGGAAACAACCTCGGCGGAGGCGGCGCGATTGTTCGCGGTAAGGTTCGACTGTTCAAAGACGAGATCATCACAATTGCAGTCGGTCAGCGCGGCGAGCTTCCTCCAAACAATCTCGCGTGGCCAGCTTCTTCGGGCGGTACGTTTGTTGTGCGCAAGAATGGCAACATTCCTTTGTTTGTTGCCGGCGGCGGCTCGTCTTCTTCGAACGCAACTATCGGCCGTAACGCTGTTCTTACAAACACCGGCGGTTCTTCTTCTCGAGGATACGGCGGTGGTGTAAACGGAAACGGCGCAGGCGGAATCAACTCCGGTGGTGCAGGCGGTGGATTCTTCTCTGCTGGCGGTAACTCGAGCGTTGGCGGTGGCGGCGGCGGCTTCAACAACGGCCTTGTCGGCGGCTTTGCCGGCGGTGGCAGCTCGGGTAACGGCGGCTTCGGCGGCGGCGGTGGCTCTGACGGTCAGACGTGGGGCGGTCCTGGCGGTGCAGGTGGCTACGGCGGCGGCGCAACAAACGATGCTGTTGGTTCGCAGCAAGGCGGCGGCGGCGGATCATACGTTTTCCCGACGGCTACAGATGTTGCAACTTCAACAGGCCAATACAACGATTCATCGCTTTTCCGCTCAGAGCCAATTACTAACTTGAACTTGTACAACACTGGTGCTGTCGAAGGTTCAGTAACTGTTACACTTGTAGAGTCTTCTGTGTTTGGATTTACACTTCACCCAACCGCTGACGACGCGCACAATGACACAAACGCAATTCCAGTTGCAGCAGCCGGCAATAATTACCACTCGTTTGTGCCAGTCACTTACGACACTGTTGGAAATACAATCAACTTTACATCAGCTCACGGTCTTCCAAACGGCGCCGCAGTCAACTACGTTTCGACTGGAGGCACTGCCGCAGGTGGACTTGAGCAGTCTGGCACCGTCTATTACGTAGAAAAGATTGACGACTACACCATCAAGTTGAGTTCTACGCCCGACCCGAGCTTTACAACAGTCGATCTTACTACTCCTTCTGCGAATACAACAACAGAAGAGCTGCTTGTAGTTACTGTAAACACAGCAACTAACTCATTTACAATCAACAACCACGGATTCTTGGTTGGACAGCCAGTGCGGTACAGCAATGGTGGAGGAACTAACGTAAACATTTCTCCACTACAAAACAATGCTACGTACTACGTAAAAGAAGTTATCGACAACAACCGATTCACAATTAGTCAGTCGTTGAACGGTCCTGCAATTGACATTCTCACTGCTGGGACTGGAAGCAACCACAGCTTTATCTACACGGTTCTAAATGAGCTTGAAGACAGCATTTATCTGCCAAGTCACGGCTTTGTTTCTGGCCAGACTGTCAAGTATCAAAAGAGCGGAGATCTTGTTATTACAAATCTCGAGTCTTCTGGCACTTCGAGATTCGTGTCAACAAATGTTCCGCACAACTTGCAGGTGAACAACAGAATTACATTTGATTCGCTTGCTCGCCCAAGTATTTCAACTCCAACTATTGCAGTCACGCAGATTGCAAGCTCAGGGCAGACAAGAACTCTTACTCTTGCCGCAAACCACAACCTAATTACTGGCAATTTCATCGATGTCACAGGCTTTACAAGCACTCGTGACGGAAGATTCAACGGAACTTTCATTGTGACAAGCGTGCCAACGGGCAACACGCTTACCTACACTGCTGAAGAATCAGTGACAATCAGCACAGAAAACGTTGGTGAAACTGCAACTATCAAGAGAAATCCAGTCGCAGAATACGACGAAAATTCAAGAATTTTGGACATTAGAACAATTGCGTCTTCTGGAACAACACGAACAGTCAATACAACAAAGCCGCACAGATTTACTACCGGCTACATTGTTGAAATTTCAGGAATTCCGGGAGAAACTGGAAACTACTTCAACGGAACGTTCGTGATCACATCTACACCCACGGTAAACGCGTTCACGTATACTGGAGTGTACGAAGATCCAACCCGCGCTCAAATAAGAAACGCAAGCATCACAATCACTGAAGTTGCATCGACTGGCAAGTGCAACATGACAATGATTGTTGATCAAATTGTTAGCTCTACTAGATTTAGATACCAAATGCCGCAATCTAGTTTTACTCACTCACTTGAGTCAAGTGTTGAAGGAAGAACTTCTAGGGTAAATGTTAGAGTGTCTGCAAGACAGCTGACCAGCAGAGTGCTTGGACAGTACAGTACGCAGTCCGTTCACGGTCTTTCTGTTGGAGACAGATTTAGAGTTAGAAGTATTACAGGCAACAACAACGACGTATTCAACGGCATCTATACCGTGACCGGCGTTCCAAACACGACAACTCTACAATTCTTGTATCCTGGAAATCCAAAGACATTGGCAAATGTCGCTTTGTCAGGCACCAATAGTGCAAGGGTAAACACAACAGCAGCGCACAACTTAGTCACTAATAACTACTTCTATCTCAACAATGTCGATGGTGACAACGGCGAGTACTGGAATGGAGTTGCAGAGATCGCATCTGTAGCTGCTTCTGGCGGTACGTCGCGAACAATCAACACCAACAATCCGCACTATTTGAGCACAAACGACAGATTTAGAATCTACGATCTTGCAGCACCAGGAATCACTGCCAGTGACTGGGTCGGCGACTACATTGTTTCAGGAGTAAATAGCACAACTTCATTCAATTACAATGCCGTCACCAACTTTACAATCGCTACTACAACTGCCACGGCTGGCAAGATTCAGCGTGCGAAGATCGTGTCTTCAGTGCCGACATACAGCATCAACAACAGAAACAGAACAGCAAATGTTGCTGATGTCACGTTTACCGCAAACCACGACCTTATCGTTGGCGATGTAGTAAGAATTGAAAACATGACTGGCGTAGATGCCAGCGTCTTTACTGGTGACTTTACAATCACAAACGTACCCGCGGCAAACAGAATTCAATTCACTACAGCGACTTCTGGCACTATCTCCGCTCTTGGAGTTAGCGGCACCGCAACAGCGGTACAGCAGATCAGGTACAGCATTCCTACTCACTTTAGATCTCTGTCTCGCAGAGAACTAGTGTCTCACAACATTGCGCTGTACACAACTTCTTTCAGACACGATCTTTCTGTTGGAAGCACGGTCACCATGTCTAGCTTGAGCGGGACAAACACTGGAATCTTCACAGGATCGTTTGTTGTCGAGTCTGTGCCTTCTGCTACTACGTTTACAGTAACTCGTCCTTCTCAGGCCAATGTTACTACCTTTACAGTTTCAAGCCGCTTGCGAACAGCAAATGTTGCTGATTTGACGTTGAACACAACGCACAATCTACAGACTGGCGACACTGTAACAATTAGCAACATGACTGGCGCAGACGCTTCAGTGTTCAATGGGACTTTCACTATTAGCGCGGTCCCTGCTACAAATAGAATTCAGTACTTTACGCTTACTTCCGGCACTATCAACTCTGCATCAGTGACAGGAAACCTTCAAGTCGACATCGTCCCAGGAGCAAACATCACTGGAACAGCTACACTAAACACGATTCCTGCACAGGTAAAGACTGCTGGAACTTTAGATGTTTCCGAGATCGGGTCTACCGGCGACACTGGTGACATGCTCGTGGACACTGAAGTTACAGGTCTTACTAACCAAAGAACTTACTACATTCAGAGAGTTGACGCCAACACTATCAAGCTGTCAGAGAATCAGAACCTAACGCAAATCGCTGACATTACTGGCACTGGAATTGGATCACAGCAGATTGTTACAACGTCTGTAAACTACACTGATAACACACTGACAATTCCTAACCACGGATTTGGTCTTGGAGAACTTGTAGAGTACGACACGCAAGGCAATACCGAAATCGGCGGTCTTACGAGTGCAACTCCATACTACGTAATTCCAATCGATGGAAACACAATCAAGCTGGCAACAACGCTAAATAACGCACAAGCTGGTACAGCAATTGATCTAGTAACAACTCCTACTCCAACTGGCCGTCACAAGCTCAAGTCACTTATTCGCACTCCAGACGGCACGTACGTAATTAGCAGTGTTCCAGACGCGTTCACATTTGAAGTACTCGCTTCTGGTCAAGTTCCAGAAATTGTCAAGACATTTAGCCCAAGATTCACAGTTGATCTTACGCAGAGTATTATTGAACTTCCTTCTCACGGCTTCATCACTGGCACCGAAGTTACCTACTCTGACGGCGGAGAAACCGCTATGGGCGGTCTCACAGACGGTACTCACTACTACATCATTGCCGTAAACAGAGACTACGTCCGTCTTGCCGCATCTGCCGTCGATGCCGAGTCTGGAGTGTCCATAACACTCACTTCGTACGGCGCCGGCTTGAGTCACACGCTGACCAGCTTCCAAATCAATGGACAAATTACTGGATCTGGAACAATTACAACTACAGCCGACTCTGTGCTCGTAGACGGTACAGGCACGTCGTTCTCTAAGATTTTGAAAGTCGGCGATCGCTTTAGAATCTTCCCACCAGATGTTGAACTTCCAGCGTATTTCTTGTCGTCTGGAGTAAACACGACGACAAATGTAATTACACTTCCAAATCATCCGTTCACTACTGGAGAAGCCGTCGTGTTTACTCCCGGCACTGGTGGACCTGTTAGAAGTATCTTCCAGATCTCAAGCTCTGGCACGACGCGAACAATCACAACGGCTGAGCCGCACGGCTATGTTGCTCCAAACGTTGTTACAGTTTCAGGCCTAAGCTCGACTTCAAAGGCCGAGTTCGAGGGAACGTTCACAATCACAAGCATTCCAAACTCGTTCCAGTTCCAGTACGTAGCTGCGAACTCACTGACTCTCGGTACAGAGAATCAGACAACAGGAACGGCGAAGATTGCTGGCGTTGCCGGTGTCGCTCCAACTCCTCTTATCGACGGCTACTACTACTACATCAGGTCTATTCCAAATGACCAAGTGTACACGTTGAGCGCCCGCGACAGAACAAGCAACGTCATTACATTTACTACATCAACTAACCACAACTTGTTGCCAGGGAATACGTTTACAGTTACTGGAATTTCAGGTGTAAATCCTGAAGTATTCAACGGAACATTTACTGTTGCACAGGTGTCTGCGGCTAATCAGATAAAAGTAATCAGCGAAGGCGTCAACATTGGAAACGCTGGAGTAACTGGAACTCTTACGCCTTCAAGCAGCAACTCAGTGACTCTTCACGAGATTCCCGCCGATGCAGTAGGCAACAGCAACGCCGTAGATCTTTCCAACACTGGAACTGGATCTTCTCTTACTCTTTCGAAGATCACACCTGCTGCTCCAATTGTTAGAACAATTGCGGCAATTGGATCAGACACTCAAGTTACAGTAAATAGGCCTTACTCGACTGGATACTCAGCTATTGGGTACTCGTATCCAACATTCGTGTACGTTCGTCCGCAGGGCTACTCACTGCATCGTCCATTTGATGGCGGTGTTGAAATGTCAACTGGATTTGGAACATGGTATGGCTCGATCGTTCGACAGACTAGAAAGTACTTTAGATACCAGTCTGGAAAAGGCATTCAAACTTCCGCGGCTGTCAACTTCAAGCCGTCAATCGACATCGAAGAAATGCGAAGAGTCGGTATTTCTAACTCGATTTCTATTAGAACAAGAAGACCGCACGGTCTAATCAACGGACTTTTCATCAATGTTGATGAAGCCGAAACATCGGCTGGTGCACTTAGCACTCAGTTCAATGGAAGATTCCAGGTCACTGTCGTTGACTCGTTCAACCTCCTTGTGATTGCAAACGGAACTCTGACAGAGACTAGAGCCTACGGCTACCCACGCCTCCACGTTGAGGCTTGGACAAACGGCGCGATCAGAGCGGGTATGTTCGACTTCCAGAACGGTATGTTCTATGAGTTCGACGGTCAGAAGCTCTACGCAGTTCGTCGCTCTTCTACTCAGCAGATTGCCGGTACGTGCGCTGCTCTCAAGGGGAGCGAGTTTATCTTTGGCACGAACACCAGCTTCACCACACAGCTAAACGTTGATGACAGCATTGTTCTTCGTGGACAGTCTTACAAGGTTGCTAGCATTATTAGCGACACTAGAATTTCAATCAAGCCTGAATACAAGGGCAATTCTGGCATAGAAAAAGAATTCAATCCAGCAACAGTGGTAAACGTTGCGGACGATTACTTCACGATTCTCAGTCACGGCTTTACAGGCGATCTTCCAGTTGTTTACAACTCGATTGACGGAACTCCTGTCGGCGGACTAATCAACGGCAAGACGTACTACGTCTCAGTTGTAGATAACAATAGATTTAGACTGAAAGCTTCTCCTGATACGCAGCAAACAGTTGCTATTTCATCAGTAGGAGCGGGCAATCCGCACTCGTTTACTCCCGCAAAGACTGGAATCATCGCGACCTTGACGGTAGACACGAGAGTTCCTCAAGAAAACTGGAGCCTCGATCCGTGCGACGGGACTGGTCCTACAGGCTACAACCTTGACTTGTCAAAGATCCAAATGATCTACATGGATTACTCGTGGTATGGCGCTGGAAAGATTCGCTTTGGCTTCAAGACACTCGAAGGTCAAGTCCAGTACACGCACGAGTTCACGCACAACAACAACCTGTACGAGTCGTACTTCCGATCTGGTAACTTGCCAGCTCGCTACGAAGTAACTACGTTCGCAAATCCGACCTACATTCCGTCGCTGTTCCACTGGGGCACCTCGGTCATCATGGACGGTCGATTTGACGACGACAGAGCCTATCTGTTCTCTAAGTCTTCGCAAAACTTGAACATTGGTGGGACGACTACAAAGGTCTTTGGATCGACAGCCATAAACCCAACACTCGACATCATTACAATTCCTTCGCACGGCTTTACGACTGGCGAAGCTGTCTCGTTTACTTCGCAAGGTACGTCAGGCACGGCTCAGGCTAACAGCCAGAACCCAGCCACTGAAGTCGTGCCAAGCGGCAACCAAGACAGCAACTTGATAAATGAGAAAACATACTTTGTCAGAAAGATCACTGACAACACATTGACTCTTGCCGTGACAAAAGCTCAAGCTGAAGCAACAGCGATAAACATTACGAACTACTCGAAGAGCGGCTGGCTTGTCACAGTAAACACTGCTTCGGCACACGGATTTACCACAGGCCAAAGTGTGTGGACCTACGTTCCGTCTACAAATAGCTTCTTTAGCTCAGTGTCAGGGTCGTACAGACTGTTTGATACTCCGTCAAGCACTCAGTACAGGTATTTCGCGTTTGTTGGAAACAGAGACTTTGGAACTATCACTCCTCCGGCATCTACGGCGTACGCCGTTCCGTACATGCTCAATTACCAGAACTCTGGTAACAGCCAAGCAAACTACGTACTTGCTCCAGGAGACAGCTTGAATAATACTTCTGGTGCTAACTATCAGCCGCTTATTTCGCTGAGATTGAGCCCGTCAGTTTCCGAAGGTCTCACTGGAAACCTGGGAGATAGAGACGTTATCAACAGAATGCAACTTAGAATGAATGAAGTAGGCGTACAGACAAATCAGCTCGTCGACGTAAAGCTTCTGCTCAATGCTCGACTCAACAACCTCAACTTTGTCGGCGTGGATTCACCGTCACTTGTTCAAATCGTTGAACACACGTCTAACGACACCGTATCCGGTGGAGTTCAGGTGTACAACTTCCGAGCAAGCGGAGACAACGGCGTCGAGCAGACGACGACAGTAGACGTCGGCGAGCTGTTTGAACTCTCGAACTCTATCCTTGGCGGAAGCAGCGTTTTCCCAGATGGTCCGGACATTCTTACTATCGCAGTAGCACGACTCACTGGTGCTGAAACTCTTACCTCGGCCAAGCTCTCCTGGCGCGAAGCTCAAGCGTAAGGAAGCACAGTGGCTATCTCAAGACTTGGAGTCGCAAGACCAAACGCAAACGAGCCAACACTTGTTACTACGTTTGCCTCGAGTCATCTTATCTCGGTCATCTGCGCTAATCTCGCGCCTACGGCTACTCCAGCAATGAAAATTGCTGTCTATGTTGTTCCGTCTGGTGTGGTGCAAGAGTCAGGCTACGCTTACATTTGCTCAAATCTCACTGTCCCCCTCGGGTCTTCTTTTGAGACTTTCAGATTTGCTGTCAACGCAGGTGATGCACTATACGTTAGATCCACAGTCGCAAACAGCGCTTTTAGTATCTATGGCATTCTACAAGACGATGTAGTAGGCCAGGGTGACTTGATTCAAACGTTTACCAACAAGACAATACGAGGAGTAGAAAACACTGTCTACGTAGACATTGGAACAACGGCACAACGGCGAGAAAACGCGCAAGTAGGCTACCTGCGTTACAATACAGAGTACGATAAGCTCGAGATAAAGACACCATCAGGCTGGGTATTTGTGGCGGTTGATCAATAATGGCAGTACGAAGAATAGGCCTTGCTAATCCGCTCGCCGGAATTACTACGTCTCTCGGCGTAGCAACTGTAACCAGTGTCGCTTCGGTCATAGTTGCCAACAAGGGCGGATCCAGCGGACTAGTAACTATTTACATTGTTCCTCAGGGCTCTGGCGGATCTGAGACTGAAAGAGTGTATCTAGCGGCTAATCTTTCTGTTGCAGTTGGCCAAGTGTTTGAGACATTTAGATTTGCACTTCAGACAGGCGATGAAGTTTTTGTTGTCTCTGATGTCGCAAGTATTTCTTTTTCTCTAACGGCGGTTTACGAAAGTGAAGGCCGATCAAACATCCTCTATTCTGCTATTCAACCTGGATACGCAGAGGTAGGCGACATCTGGATCGATAGCCAAACAGGAGAGGCGTATTTTTACACGCCGACAGGCTTTCAATCTCTTGCATACGTTGGCGCCGGGCCAACTGGGCCGGCTGGACCTACAGGTCCTGTTGGTTCTACTGGCCCAACTGGACCAGTTGGAGCAGGAGTTGAAATCAGAGGAACGTTCGCGTCTCTCGAACTTCTCAACCTCGACTACCCTCTCGGCAACGCCGGTGACGCATGGCTTATTGGCACTGACTTGTATGTATGGTCTGAGATTGATGAAGAGTATGTAAACACTGGACCAATTGTCGGTCCACAGGGTCCTACTGGTGCAACGGGCCCGCAGGGAACTACAGGAGACACTGGCCCAACAGGTCCTCTTGGCCCGACCGGGCCCGAAGGCGGACCTACTGGACCAACTGGTCCGACTGGGCCTCTCGGTCCAACCGGACCGACCGGGCCGACCGGGCCAATTGGCGAGACTGGTCCTACAGGGCCAACTGGTCCAACAGGTCCAACTGGATCGCAAGGACAAACAGGAGAAAGTGGAATTGCGTATCAACCAACAGCTCCAACTGGAGCTGGAACGCTTCCTCTGTGGTACGACACTGATGAGACTGGAATTTCTAGTGTCATCTTGCCGTATTACAAAGCAAACTACGGTCAGGGCAGCAACTTTGTAGAGACTATCGACAGAGTCGCTGTAACCGGCATTCTTACATCAGTTAGCGGAATTGCCTACTACGTGTTTTTCACTCCGCTTGAGAGTGTTACAGT